ACGCCGTGCCGTTGTAACCAATGCAGTGCCTGAGGTCGTTCCTGAGGATCAGGAGCTTGTGATTGTGAAGCCAAAACGCAAGTACACTCGTAAGCCAAAGGAGGAACCCAAGAATGAGATTATCCAGCCCTCCGATACGGAAACCGCAACAGAATCGGAATCCGAAGTTGAGGTACGGAAGCCACTTCCACTAAAACGCATTAACACTCCTAAGCCAAAGAAGGCTCCTAAGAAGCCTGTTAAGTATAAGTACGAAACAGAAACAACCTCTAACGATGAATGGTCGGACGACGATCATAGCAGCGATGATGATTATGAAGATCCACGGGTACAGAAGTACCAGGCAAAGGCACAGGCTCGTATCCATGCCGTTCAACAGATAGATCAGCGGATTCAGCAGCTGAAAAAGAATCCTTATGAAAATCGCAATCTTGGTGTTTTTTAATCTTTGTATAGAGTACAAACATGCCGAAGAAAGCAAAAGCTCAAAAGAAAGGTCGTGGTGGTGCATCTATGTGTTGCGGTCGTGGTTGTGCGATGTGTGGCTCTCCGGCTATGAAGCGTGGCCTGGGCGGTGATATCCTGGGTGGTATTGGTGGTATGTTGGCTCCTGGTTGGGGCGGTCACCTTGGCCGTGGCGTAGGTGATGCCATTGGTTCCATGTTCGGTTTTAAGAAGGGTGGCAAACCAGTCCGGCCTCAACAGAGCGTTTTTTAAACCATAGATTGAATCTGTCTATTAAATAGATGGCGTTCAATCTTCGCTTCTTCAGAGGAGCAACCATAGAGCAAATCCGTAATGCATTAGAATATCAGCAGCACCTTATTACTCCCGAACAAGAGGAACAGTTAAAGAAAGAGAAAGCGATTCCAGTAGTAGATGAAGTTCCTAAGCTATGCAATGAAGTCATTGTCCCAAGTACTCCGGTTGGAGCCGTGGGAGTCCCTTATCAGCAACCGCCCCCTCGTAGAATCACAGGAACATGCTATCACGATAATTAACGAAACAGATAGTAAGAATGGCGGAAGTTGCCCGTTATACCTTTCATATTGCATCCAACCAGCGAAACTCGGGTACGAACACCGATATGAATATACAACTCTCACAGATCATCACCCGTTTAGCAGCGAAGAGCCAGTTACAAGTCATCGTCCATGGGATAACCATACCCTTCTCATTCTACCAACTTTCAAGTGATATTGCAACACTGGGTGTAAGTGTAAACGGATATGCACCCGATGGAACTATTACTCTTGCTACTGGTAATTATACAACAGTTAGTATTCTCACGGAACTCAGTACCAAACTCACCGCATACTGTGCGGCATTGGCTCCTACCTTTACTCCGACCTTTAACTTTACCTATAGCACCACAACAGGTAAAACAACGCTGGTAAGTAACTCTACACGGTCTATTACTCTCAAGTTTGGATCTAACACGAACCTGGGGCTATTTTTTGGGTTTAGTGCGAATGCTACTTTTACCAATGTTAGCACAACAGGCGATAAGGCAGCAGTTGCGAACCCCGTAACTTATTTGCTTCTTCGTTCACCCTCTCTCCGACAATTTAAGAATCGTGAATGGGTTGTAGAAAAAGATACATTTTCGGATATTCTTTACAGAATCCCTATTTCTACGAATGTAGGAACCTATATCCAGTGGTATGGTGATTCAGAGCGTGTGGTACTGGTAAATGATACATTATCCCTTGTTAATTTCTATCTTACAACGAACCTCTCTTACACACCCATTGATCTACAAGGCCTTCCATTCTCATTCCATTTAACGATTATAGAAGTCATCCAACCCGACTACATTCCGATCACGAACAGTACACTTGTGAATATTGCAGTAGAACCTCCTACAAATACGGAAGAGATTGATCGGTTGCAGAAAGAGCGGGATGATGCACTCCGACGGTTAGAGAACTATAAGAAAAAACTAACTAAAACAGTAGATAATGTTCTATTACGGAGAGAAGGGGAACCCCGTCCAAATCCTCAACAAGAGGCCTCGTAATTACTCAGCAGGTGGATTCATTAAGGGGCATCCAAATATACAGACTCCTGAGGAGGACACTATTAGCAGTCTGTTAGAATATGGTTCGCTGGTTATTCCCGTTCCTGTGATGCAGTCCGGCATTATGGATCACTATAAGGGCAAATTAACGCATACACCCACAAAAGACCGCAGTAAATTAGCTCCTACCATTGTTATGCCTGGTGAAATGGTAGTACATAAGAAATACGCTCCGGCTGTGGAGCGTTATTTGAAAAAGCATGGGATTACCTTACCGTTACCAAAATAAAACACATAGATAGATAGAAATGCCGTTAGTTCAAATTCTTGTATCAAGCGTCTTAGGACAGAATAACACGGACTTTGTTGTTCCTGTATCCGGCAAGTGCAGCATTCGTGTGCTGCATGTTGCGTTTCATCATGTGGAGGCCAACACAAACTCACGCAATATTCAGATTCGTTCGGATTCCCTTTATTTCCCCTGGTCGCCTACACGCTACATTACCTTCATTACCAATCCTCAAGCAAACCAACAATACGATTCGGGTCTTCATGAGTACCACCTACAGAATGTTGTTCTACAAGGAAAGATTGGAATTAATGTCGTCCAAGCAACAGGTGCGGCTCTACCTGAGGGTGCATGGAGTTTGCTTCTTACGATGCAGATTGAGAAGATTAACGACGAATTTAATGCCCTAACAAATACCACAACTCCCAGTAGATGATAAGAAAAGGACATTCTAACCACTTTACGCAACAGCGGGTGGACTATATGAATCCAAAGTATGTTCCGTTAATTCCAAACCCACCGGCAGAAAAGATTGTGAGAGATTTGGAGCCGATTCGCCTCATCCGCCCAAAGATCAAAAAGAGCAAGTTCCAAAAACACTAACCACATCATTCTGAGAGCGTTTTACGATATTTTTTATTCTCTACCCCAAGTATAAAAGATGTCGTTGCATACCGTCGGTTCAGACACTAAGTATATCCTCCCTGCTTCGTACGATTCGGTTCCCCAGGCGTTTCAGTCTAACAAGTCAGCTAAGCCCATTCCTTGCTCGTTACAGACTACAAATGTCCCTGCCCTGACAGCATCGTCAAGCTTCTCCGGTACATCCATCATCCAATTGCCATGCGGATCTTCGGCAGGGATCATGATTAATCCATACATTCGCTTTGATGTCGTGTATGCGGGTGGTGCGGCTGACTCTCGCTATTCATACAAGGGTTCCACCAAGTCGGCCTCGGCACTCCTCAATCGTGTCAGCACCTACATCAACTCGGTTCAGATTGACAACATTCAGAACGCCGATCAAGTGTATGACACGCTGTTCGCCCATTCTACTTCCAACGACTGGATTTCTCGTGATGCAACGGTACTGATGCAGTCGGGCGTGGAAATTACGGGTCAGGTTGCCCCCCAGGCTCAAGTAACGCACATTCTGCCATTGATTGGCTGCCTTGGCACTCAGTCGGGTATTCCACTCTACCTGTTTAACGGCACCCTTCAGATCCAACTGGATTGGAACTCGTATGCTCGTTCCATCTATCTTCGTACGGGTACAGCTCTTACGGGTGCGACCATCTCAAATGTGCAATTGGTGTACGACAAGATTTCGGTGGAACAGGCCTTCGTGGATAAGGTTCGCATGGATATGATGAGCGGTCAGAAGTATGTTCTTGGCTACACCAACTTCCAAAGCACAGCTCTTGCTACCGTTGCCAGTGGTACCGCTCAGCTGAACTACGGCCTCAATGTTTCCTCGCTCCGTGCCTTGGTGGCGAACCAGGTCGTTTCAGCGGATCTTGCGGATGCAGCTACGGAGGGGAAGTCGGTTGTGAATGGTGTAACACAGTTCCAAGTGAGCTTGGATGGACGCTTGGTAAATTCAAATACATTGAATGCATCGGTTTCTCCGGCTCTCGTGTTCGCTGAGCTTAACAAGTGCTTCGGCCGCTTGTTTGATGCTTCCATCTCAGACACCTGCACCAATGCCACCTATCTCACCACGGCGTTTGCGATTGGTGTATCGGCTCAGCGTTGCAATGAGGCTCTCGCCTTCTCGGGTTCGCCCGTCAGCGTTCTTGGTCTGCAGACCTCGGTCGGTGCCTCGGTCACAACGATGTTCTGCACCTTCATCTCGGACTACCAGCTGTTGGTAGATGCCTCGGGTTCGGTGGAGATCGTTCGTTAATCTAAAGGAGAACAACTCTTATTCCATGACAACTTATTGGGAGATTCAATATAATCTCCCCTGCGTTGTTAGAATGCCCTATACCATTCGGAAATGTCCGAACCAAGACGCTTACAAAGTGCATTCGCAGTCCGGCCGACCGCTAAGCAAAAAGTGTCTTCCTCTTGAACGGGCTAAAAAACAACGCACGGCTGCGATCTTATCAGAGATTGGCTTGTCCCGACCAGGGACATTTCCTTTGGGACGCACGAAGGCTAAAAAGTTCATAAAATGATCTATGCCGATATTATAGTACCGCAATAGATTAGAATGTATACCATACTTCCTTATACAAAACAACAGGCTAAGAAGATTGGTGTAATGGTAAAACCAAGCACAGATTCAAAGAAGAAGGTGGATGTATTCCAAGATGGAAATAAAGTAGCTTCCATTGGAGCCATCGGCTATAAGGACTATCCGACTTTCTTAAAGGAAGACGGGAAGGCCGTTGCAGAAGAACGCCGACGATTATACCATATACGGCATAAAAAGGACGCTGCCAAGAAAGGAAGCCCAGGATACTATGCCTCACTTCTCCTTTGGTGAGGGTTCCTTTTTCACATACTTAAGTGCCATCGTTAGATCGTGACCCATATTGGTGGCAGTTTCTTGCATCATTGCCAATGCAGGAGCGTCTTTATACATATCGGTTAAATAAATGTGGCGTAACATGCTGGTGCTAATTGGTTTCTCAAAAAACGAATAGAGCATACAAGTAAGCTGCGTGGGGGTAATCTTATTCTCCTGGCGTGAGTTCATAAGGAGCCATTCGTGGGGGTTCAGCTCCGACCATCGCTTCACAATCTTGTAGAGCTTGGCAGGAATATCCAGGCTCTGCTTACCATACTTCTTTACGGTCTTGTACTGGTTAAAGTGGAAGTAGGGCTTACGCTTTTCCATCTTCATGTAGTTATCCTTCGTTTCATCCACATTACGCAGTTTGAACTCCGTGTAGTCCAATGAGCGGCGTGGCTCAATCAGCAGTAAGCAAGAGAGAAGTACATAGAGCTGCACTCGTGCGAACTCTCGCTTATCCAGCGACTCTTTCTTCATAATAGGAACAACCTCTTTCTCAAGAGCATGGTATTTCTGCATGACTTCCGCAAGTGGAATATAACCTTCCTTCTGACGCTCTGTCATTTCCTGCTTGTTGAGTTCCTTCTCATAATCTTTACAGTCGTCCACCATTATTTTGCGGAAGGCCTCCACTACCTTATCCGCACCCTTCGCTTTCTCAATAAACACAATCAGTGCAGCAAGGCGTGTTTTGCGAACCTTGCCAGGAACCTCCCTGAGATGATCCATAATCTTCTTATGGTTCTCAATAACATCATCCGGACTCTCCAAGGGAACTCCGATCTGCTTAGAAAGATTATTAATGATGCTGGTGTAGGTTCGTAGCGAACCAGGGGACAATTTCGGGCGATTGGCAAGAAGTACTTTTTCCATTCTATATTAACCGGAGAGTTTATTTTCAAACCATATCACGCATCAATTATTTTTCCTTCAATCGCCAGTAGACACGCCAAATACCAAAATGAGTGTTTCATTTTCTGCCACCGTGCAAAATGTTTGCAAAAATGTGGGTCACATTTCCATTTTTGGATAAGCATTTCTGAATCCAAAATAAGCCAATCTTCCCATTTTGGTTCGCTCATTTATTTAGGGCAGAGCATTTAATCGTTCTTCCGCTTTCGCAAAAAATGTATCGTCTTTCTCAATACCAAGTGCATTGCGTCCCATTTCATAAGCTGTAAAAATAGAATTACCTGAACCAAATGTAGGGTCTAATACGGTTCCACCAGCAGGACAGTAACGCTCAATGAGCCACCGATAAATAGCATCGGGTTTCTCTGTAGGATGTTTTCCTCTACCACCTTGCTTTTTACCTTCTATTTCAATTACACTTACTACACATTTCTTACCATCTTCAATCGTAGGTGAGAGTATACCTGAGCTGGGACGAAATGCGTGAGAAACCGAATCGGATAAATGCGTACCATCTTGTTTTGTGCGTCGTGTTACTCTGCCAGGAGCATTTTCATCTAACCGCTGATAAAATGCACCCGCTTTACTAAATACATAAATCATTTCGTGAGATCGCATTGGCATTTTTCCTGATGTTAAAAATGAAACACCTCTTCGTTTATTCCATACCAACTCATAACGAAATTCATTTGGATTGCTATGAATTAAATCGTAACCAAATTTAGTCGTGCAAAAATGTATGCATGGCACATTTTCATTTCTGCGGATGCGTTTAATTTCTTTCCAAAATGCGTCCAAATCAATTTTAACATCCCATTCGCATTTTCCGATCATTTGCGGTTGATCTGATTTTCTTCGTTTCTCTCTTTCTTTCCCACCACCACCACGCAAACACCCGTATGGCAAGTCACAAATAATTAAATCAACGCTCTGTGCCGGAAGCTCCTTCATAATTTGTAGGCAGTCACCATGATAAAGTGTAAGTTCAACCATCTACTTAGATGCTGGGTTTATTTATGATGATAATCCACATGCATTTTGCTTCGGAACATAAATGACACGCTTTACACGAAAAAAATGTCTAATATAAATTGCGGGTCATTTAAAAATGCGTTGTAATAGCAAATAGGTAACTATTTGTGCCTCAGGGGGGTGTCTTTGGGTTTAGCGATAAACCAAAAGATTGATGGTTTATGTGTTAAACCAAAATATATAGCGTTTTAAGGCTTAAAACATTAGTAAAACCGGTTTTGTTTAGGCTTTACACTCACTTTACGCATATAAACCCATATATTTCACTGGTTTATGGCATAAACCATCAATCTATTGGTTTAACGCTACAATTTTCTTGATTTTATCTTGAATTTTTTTGGATGGCATAGCTGGTTGTGCGACAGGTGGGCGTTGAATGGGTGCAAGTTGTGGTGCTTCGGGTGGAAACTCCTCCTTTGCAGCCTTTGGTACTCGCTTCTTTGGAGCCGCCTTCGGAGCCGCCTTAGAAGCCGCCTTCGGAGCCTCTTTACCTTCCATCATTGCCCGTACGGCTTTGTGACCCTCGCTACCTACTTTTGGGATGCACCACTTCTCGTTACCCTGATTCCACTTCTTTAGAGCTTCTATCCACTTCATATACTCATACATAGATTATTTTCTTTTCCTATAATACAAATGGAACCCCGTGCGTATGTACCGCTTCCTGCGGTGTTACCTCGTGTTGAGCCAGTAAAGGAAGAGAAGGAAGAGCAGAAGGAAGAGCATGTTGCAAAGAAGATCCTTGTCGTTCACAGTAAGGATGTTTCACAAGAGGAACTTGCCCTCTTTAAGTTCCACGGTCGCTACCTGGTTTGGGATGACCGCTTTATGAATATCCCGTTTGAGAAGCTTCCCTACCATGACTACTTGTTTGTGGATATGCGTCAGAAGAATGCCCGTTATGCGTTGGGTTCTGTCAATCTAATGGATTATGGCGTTGTATGCTATGTTCCGTGGTTTCACAAGGGTGAGAAGTTTATAGATCAGTTGGCGGCAATTGCACTGACAAAATTTCCCCTACGGGCGGTTTCAAAAGAAGATTTTGATCGGCAGCTTCTAAATTCTAAATTGGAATCACCGTCACTTGCAAAGACTTTTTTCGGGTGGCTGGTTCCATGCTTACAGGCATAGCGAAGTGGCTATGGAACAGTGTGTGGGAATATACGAAAGGTATTATCCTCACAGAAATCCTTACTCTCTTTCGGATTAGCCTACCTCCGTTAGTAATTAGTGTGCTTATATGGATTTAGTCAAATGACAGTATAAAGTTGCCTGTTTCAATTATCAAAACAGTTGAACCAGGTGCCTTCGCCGATTTCTTCTTACGGGGCTTTTTTACCTTCGGCTTTTCTACTATTTTTTCTACTGGCTTTTCAGGTTCCATATCATAAGAGCGGAAAATTAATACAATATACTTTCGCAGTTATTAAAATGGATTTCGGAGAATTGATAGGAACAATTATTATTTCTCTGTATACGATGCATGTCATTCTATCTTTAGTTTAATATCCGCCACGCCCTCTACGCCGGATACCACCACGCTTCATGGTGCTTAGTTCAGTATAAACCAGTGAATCAAGTGTATCTTTCTCATCACCTACTGCACGAACAGACTCTTCATCGGGATATTGATCTCTAAGACCTTCTATGAGTGCCTTATAGGAACGATATCCTGTTTCTTCTTTTACATCCTTTACTGTTGGAAATCGCTTTCGTGCATCATCTAAATAGGAACGCCATCCAGCCCATGTATTCCATGGTTCTACTGGTCGTGTAGCTGCATATTCTGCATGTGTTATAGTTTTTGGTTTTCGTGCTGACGCAACACTCTGTAACGCAGCCTGTTGCTCTTCCTGGCTGCCAAACTGTTCTGCTGCCGCTGCGGCCGATGGAACTGCATAATGAACGCCACCTAACTGAGTAGATACAAATCCAGTAGAAGGCTGCGATGATGTGGCACGAACGGATGGTGTACGATCTGCTGTCAAATGGATAGTAGGTGTATCACCCTGAAAAGGAAGCGAACTCATAATGGGCTGATTTACGGTTGGAGCAGTGTTCTGATTATATGATTGGACGATTCGTTTGCTTGGCTTACGATTGGGTTGGATGTTACTGGGATTCACATTAATCATAATATCATCATAGAAGTTGCGTCCTCGGCCATACATCTTATCGCCCGTTGCAATAAACTCATATTGTGTCATAGGACGATAGGCCACTGGTGCAGAACCATAGGATTGCGGACGGAGTACCTTCGGAAGTTCGCTATAGAGCTGTCCTGGAGTCGCTAAACGACGCTCTGTTTGATATTGTCTTGGAGCATTGCCTGGGATAAGATAAACAAAATCACCCACATCCACTTGTTTTTTGGCACGACGCTTACGCTTCGGAGCCTTACGGCGTTTGCCACCCCGTTTATATACCTCCTCTATTTCTAACTCTTCTGAGGGATCCATTATACTACTGGAGAAGATTATTGTTTGGCCTTCCACTCAATCGGATCAAATCGGCGAAAATAGCGGATCGGCTGCGAATACATATTGATATGCAAAAATGAGTATGGTTCTGCCGTAGCGAACTCATAGAGAGCCATTAACTTGTGTTCGTCCGTTCCGATTTCCTTTACAAATGAATCCAGTTCGGCCTTGTTTTCCGTATGAAAGAAGGAGATACAATCCAAGTTGGAACGGATTAAGGTAGGCAAGTAAGTGTTCCATTTCTGCAATAAGTAGATATTCGTTAAATTCATGTGACGATTCTGCGTTGCTAACTTTGTAATAAGATTAGCCTGTTTGGATTTAATCATGTGGATACAGTCATCATAGATGATACAATAGTTTGGTTTGCCCTTCTTGCCCTTCTTCTCACGCCGTTCTGTGTACGCCTCACACTTAGCAATGATATCCTCTAAGACATCATTATTGAGCGTATCGTAGTATTGATCTTCAATGTCTTCCATGAGAGGTGCCATCTTATCATCGTTAGGTGCCGTAGGACTGATAAGGAAGATTAAATCAAAATGCTTGTACCATGGCGATTCCTTCTTCATAATGAGATTGAGAAGTAGGGTCGTTTTACCACCACCTTTCCGTGCAATCAACGCATAGTTACACGGTTTCAATGGTAGCGGAGAAGATTTATCCGTACATTTTTGTTGGTCGTATGGAGCCAAGGCTCGTGTTAATTCACTGGAGCATACCTGCATCTTTATAGAGTATGCGATTAAAAACCACCACGACCCCTCACACGCTGTTGACCCATAATCATACCACCTCTCTTTGCTAATGCCTCTTCACCAATATTCGTTACATCACGGGCAATATCCGTAAGCTTTACACCCAACCATTTGCTAACATTTGGCATTTCCTCAATCAGTGTTTTCAGATCCTGTTTAATCCATGCACGGCCTTCCGCATCTAAAAAGCCACTCGCATCTGCCAGGTTCATCACAAAGGACTGACAATTATTTTTAAGAAAATCATAACTGTAAAAATCCTTACCCATTTTGGTTCGTGCATTTTCCAGTAATTCCGCAATGGTAATATTGCCTTTCTGTTCTCCCATATCCAATGGATAAACCTCCGCCTTGCCTCCTTGGTTTAGATACGATGGTTCCTCCCGGGCTTCTAATTTTTCCAGCTTTTCTATCACATACTTATCATTCACTACAATCCCCGTATGGAACACCTCATCAAACCCCGCTTTCTTCTTTAGATCATTCCACTTACCCGCTGTAATCAACTGGACGGCAATGACACCAGGTGTAGCAACAGGTGCACGAACCATCTTCAAACTGGTGATTGGTTCACGACCATGTGCTTTGATGAACTTACGAAAACGCTTAGGAAGGTGAGTGTCGGATGTGATGCTGCTCCACATTTCCTCAAAATATGCACTCCATGAATCATCCTCAGCCTCTTCTAATAGAGTGCCTCCTTTTTTCATCCTAACATAATCTCGTACAGGCTGTAAGTTCTTCCTCATATATTATGTGCTTAGATAAAAGAAAAAGATAGGCCGTAGTAGATAGAATGTCTATTAATGGCTCTTCCAGTACCTTCTTACCCTTTACCATTTCCGGCCTCACCGATGCCACCTTCAGTAATAGTAACATCGGCAACGGCATTGCCACCACGCTACAAGTTACGACTGCTACACCATCTAAAATTGCTCGGTTTGACGCAAACCAATATCTTGTGAGTGCAGCAGTGGATGTTACTGACCTCGTGCCTTATAGTGGTGCCACAGGTAATGTTTCGCTTGGGAGTAATACCCTTACAGCGAATAAAATAGTAGCTCCCACCGCAGAAATTGATGTAGTGAAGGTCATGTCCGCTGGAGATGATTATTCATTGGCGGTAAATGCAAATAATTTAGAAATCAAGAATCTAACCACGAATCTAAAAGTCTATACAGACGGCGAATCATTATGGGTTCCTGAAAGGGTATTTGCAGGTGATACAGTCTATTCGGCGGATAGTCAACTAACGGGCAGCCAATACTTTAGATATGGTTTACCCAGTCAGTTCTCTGAGGGTGTTAATATTAACGACAATTTCCAAATCTCAGATGATACTGGGGCGGCCGTGTTAGAAATCAGCAAAGCAACGGGTACTACCGTTGCTGGTTTAACAAGTCAGACGGGTAAGACTGCGAATCTGAATAGTGCGATCAAAACCGTTAATAATCCATTGGCGATTGGTAATCCAGGCGTGAATGCACCTGCGATGACCGCCGTCGCCCCTTCTACTTATACCCTTGTATCGGGTTTTTGGCGGTTTGTATCTCCCAGTTCCACCACGGGTTCCATGCAGTTTCCTCCTTACTTTACCACGACTTCCAATCAAAAGTATATTCTAACGCTTACAGGTTGTAGCACCAATGGAACGGCTCCTGTGGTTGCCACTGTGTATAACGCAACGACTCTTGTAACCATCAGCGATGCTCCGAAGACAATCACGAATACCGCCAGTACCATCACCTTTACTTTTACCACTGGTTCTTCCCCATGCACGGTCTACATTAACTTTTCGGCGGGTGCGATTAACTACTTCGTACAATGGTCGGCATTAAGCGTCCAAGAATGCGATACAGAAGTCATTGGAAGTCTAATCTTAGATTCACCGATTATTAGCAATGTGACACAGGCTGCTGGAACAACCACGAACTTGGCAGGTGGTCTACTTGTGAATCAAACCTCAACAGGCGTAAGTGCAGCGACTTTTACGCAAACGGGCGTTCCTGCTACTGCTCCTTCTTGTACCCTAACCTACTCTGCTCCTACTTATACATTGGCGGGTGCTGGTGTGTTGGCAACATGGCTCGGATCAGGAACAACCTACATCACAGGAGCCAAATACTACTTTACCTTTGGAACAATGTATGGAAGCCAGGCTTTACAACTGCAGGTCGTTCAGTATAATACCGCTGGTTCGGCCTACATATCCATTGGTGATTATTATTATGGCGTATCTACCACCAGTAGCACCATCTCAGGCTCGTTTGTTCCTGGTTCCAATGTTTCGTATACTGGTTCCATTCTTTTTATGTTTGTTCCTACGCTTACCTCACAGAATGTTAAGTTCAATACCTTCACCATGACTCGTGCTGATACGCAGATCACAGGCATTGCTACTCTTCCACCCAATGCAGGAACGGCAACCTCGGCTCTTGGTCTTAATTCTTCTAATCAGATTGTTAGTTATACAGCTCCATCATTCTCGGGCGTATCCGTTGGCTATGTTCCCTACGAATCCGCAACCGATACTTTTAGCAACAGTCTGATTACGCAGTCGGGCAACACGATCGCCTATAATAACTTCTCTGTTGCCCCATCATCTGATGTAGGTTATACTGGTGCTTCCTTTACTGCTTCCACGGGTATTGGATCCATTACTTATTCGGCTCCTACTTACACGGCGAACTCCTCGGCATCGTACCAGGGTATTATTAATCTTCCCTCTCTTGGAACTACTTTCCTTAATCTTCCGTGCCTTGCAACATTCACCAATCTTTCCTTTCCATTATTTGCAGTCGCACCCTATCCTTACTTTACTCTTACATCAGGAGCAACCGTTGTATATACCAGTGCAGTTGGTGCATCAGGTACGATCAACATTCCATTCACACCTACTTCAAGTACATTATTCATTACGATTTACTTCAAAGCTCCTTTTACCCCATTTACGGGTGCTGTGTTTTCATGGAACACTTTTACAATGGGAGTCTATACTGCAACAATGACTGGAAAGGCATTAATTGGTACAACGAACGCCACTGGTCTTCCTGCTATTCTTCAATCCAGTTCAAGTCCGCCATGGTCGTCGTCTAATAGTTT